GACAAGAACGTCACCAACGCGGAAGACGCGGCGGCCGTTCTGGAGTCGAAGGGTCTCAACTTCGACGAGTTCGCCGCGAGCTACGCGAAGAACGGCAAGCTCACCGACGACGACTACAAGTCGCTCGAAGCGAAGGGTGTCACCCGCGCTGTCGTCGACACATACGTCGCTGGCGTCGAAGCGCTGCGCACGCAGCAGATCAGCGCCGCTCACGCGCTCGTCGGCGGCAAAGAGTCGTTCGACGCGATGCGCTCGTGGGCTGCGGCAAACATGTCGCAGGCCGACCTCGACGCGTACAACGAGTCCGTCTCCAAGGGCGGCAAGACGCGCGAGCTGGCGCTGCTCGGTCTGAAGTCCGCATGGTCGTCCGCGACTGGCGGCAAGGAGCCGAGCTTCGTCAAGGGCAACAACAGCACGGCGCAGGGCGACACGTTCGCGAGCATTCGCGAGCTGTCGAAGGCGCAGGCCGATCCGCGCTATGGCAAGGATCCGGTCTACACGCGAGAAGTCGAAGCCAAGGCGGCTCGCAGCAAAATCTGATCTACGAGCGGGAACCCCCAACGCGTACGACTTGCGGACATCGGCGTAGTACCGCTCACCTATTCAGCGGGATAGATCAATTGGCAGATCGCCGGGCTCATAACCCGGAGGTTGCAGGTTCGAGTCCTGCTCCCGCTACCACACAAAAGACGGCTGCACGCTTCTACTACGCAGCGGACTGGGCGCAGATGCCCTCGTCCCTTAGCTGAGGCGTACGAATCAAGCAGCGCCGGACGTACGTAACCGGACCAATTCGCTCCTCGCGGCCATGGCAACGCGAAGAGCTACTGAGCGTGAACGCTCCGCATCCGCAGCGATGCGACACACAACGCTGCAACCCCTCGCGCTCACGTCACGCGGCCCATCAGGCACCCGCTCGTGTTCGCACAACTATCGCTTACCGGTGGCCCTACGGGCACCCACTGGCTGGCGAGTGACGCACCACAACTCACTCACCATCCACAACGGAAGAAATGACGGACGCAACTGTTTCTCGCCTTGGTCAGGACAATCTGGCCGGCGACGCGAAAGCGCTGTTCTACAAGCTGTTCACGGGTGAAGTCCTGACGGCGTTCGACAAGAAGAACGTCATGATGGCTCGCCATCGTTCCCGCAACATCACGCACGGCAAGTCGGCGTCTTTCGCCAACACCGGCCGCGCGACCGGCCGCTACCACACGCCGGGCACGGAGATCACGGGTCAGACGATCCCGCACTCCGAGACCGTGATCACCATCGACGATCTCCTGATCGCCGACGTGTTCATCGCGAACATCGACGAAGCCATGAACCACTACGAGGTTCGCGGCGAGTACTCGAAGCAGCTCGGCGAAGCGCTGGGCCGCACGTACGACAAGCAGTCGTTCCGCGCCGCGATCACCGCTGCGCGTGCGTCGAACAAGATCTCGGGTCTCCCGGGTGGCACGCAGATCTCGCTGACGGCGGGCTATGCGGCGGCGACGGACCTCGCGAAAGCGCAGGAGCTGGCGTCGGTGCTCTTCACCGCGCACAAGAAGTTCATCGAGAACGAGGTTCCGATGGACGGCGTGTTCTGCGCCCTCCGCCCGGCCGAGTACTTCCTGCTCGTCCAGAACAAGGATCTGCTGAACAAGGACTGGGGTGGCCTCGGCTCGTACGCGATGGCCGACCTGCCGATGGTCGCGGGCATCCCGCTCGTGGTCTCGAACCATGTCCCTTCGCAGGACGACGCGGCGAACACGTCCTCGGGCGTGACGACCGATGGCGGCGACGTCATCCACTCGAAGTACGCGGCGGACTTCTCGAAGACCAAGGCGGTCATCATGACCCCCGAGGCCATCGGCACGGTCAACCTGCTCGACCTCGCGGTCGAGTCGGCCTACGACATTCGTCGTCAGGGCACGCTGATCGTCGCGAAGAAGCTCTGCGGCACGGGCACGCTCCGTCCGGAGTGCGCCATCGAAGTGAAGCTGCCGTAATCGGCTGAAGCACACACGAAGGGAGATTCACGCTTGCGCGTGGGTCTCCCTTTTTTTCGTCCGGAGAATAGATGCCGTTCACGCCTCTGATCACCCCGACGAGCATCCTCGAAGCAGTCAACGAGCTGCTGACCGCCATCGGCACGGTGCCGGTGAACACGGTCGATGCGTCGGGTCTCACCGATGCCGCAATCGCGATGGACACGATCAACACCGTGTGTCGCGAAGTGCAGTCGCACGGCTGGTGGTTCAACACCACGCGGTCGTACACCTTCAACCCCTCCAGCAACCAGATCACGGTCCCCACGAACGTGCTGCGCGTGTCGCCTGCTCTGCCGACCTCCGGCTCGGCTGGCGAGACGAAGCAGTTCGTGCTCCGCGAAGGGAAGCTGTGGGATCTCATCACGAACTCGTACACGATCTCGACGTCGGTCAAAGCAGACGTCGTGTGGTTGTTCGGCTTCGAGTCGCTGCCCGAGTCGGCGCGGCGCTTCATCACGATCCGCGCGTGCCGCATCTTCCAGTCGAAGGTGCTCGGCGACGACCAGCTCGGCGTCTTCACCAGCGCACACGAGCAGGAAGCCTTTCAGGCATTCGAGCGCGATCACCTCGTGAGTGGTCCGTCCACGATCTACATGGATCGCATGCTGCAGCGCTTCAAGAGCGTACGCCCTGATCCCATCGGCTACGGCCCGCAGGGCGGACAGCAGGGCCCGCAGCAGGGATAACCGATGACCAACCTTTCGCACACCGCACGGTCGACAACGGTCGACTGCTTCAACCAGATGCTGCTGCGTCTGAACCTTCGCCCGGTCGAGTCGAACCAGAACCTCGTCGGCGACCACGCCATCGCTTACAACCAGATGGTGGCCGTGTACCGACGCGTCGCGGCGAAGGGCTGGTACTGCTACAACCTCACGCCGCGCTTCAAGGTGCCGTACAGCGCGGGCACGAACGACTACCGGCTGTACAACGCCATCTGGGCGAAGACCTCCGAGCGCATGCCTGCCGATCCCGCGTGGCCGCAGGTGCGTCTCGAAACGCTGATCCCCGGCGGCGCCTACGGCACGAGCCGTCTGCGTCGTCTCGACAACAACGAGACGTCGTTCACCACCGCGGAGCAGGCGCAGAACATCCTCATCGATGTTTGCTACGGCATCGCGATGGACGAGGCGCCCGAGCCGCTGCTGACGTACGTCGCGGCCGTCGCCGCGCGTGAGCTCGCGCCGATCTTCGGCGTGCCTGTGTCGCCTGACTTCGAGGCGCAGGCGTGGGACCAGCTGCTGCGCTTCGAGTCCGAGTACACGCCCACTGCAAACGCGTGCGAGGACGAGACCGACACGCTGCTGACTTGGATTCGCTGATGGGTCTGGTGAGGCAGTCTATCCCCGCGCTGTACGGCGGGGTGTCTCAGCAGGCCGCATCGATCCGCGCGAGCAACCAAGTCGAGGAGGCGTACAACACGCAGTTCTCGCTCTCGCACGGCGCGTCGAAGCGCCCCGGTCTGGAGCTGGTGAATCAGCTGTTCGAGGTGGACTGGGCGTCGACTCCGACGGCCATCGATCCGAAGAACATGTTCTACGCGCACCTGCCGTATCCGTACCACGAGGGCTTCGTTCTCGTGCTGCCCGGCGACGGCAGCTACAAGGTGTATCGCCTCAGTGACGGCAACCTGATCACGATGACGGGCGACACCGGCAACGCGTACCTCACGGTCGCGGCGGGTGAGCTTGCACGAGACGTGTTCCGCATCGTCACCGTGGGTCTCGTGACGTACGTCATCAACACGAGCAAGGTCGTCGCGATGACGGCCGACGTCACGTCCGCGTCCATCGCGGGAACCGCGCAGACGCTTCAGGACGATGCGCTCGACTCCGCGGCCGAGGGAGCGATCTACAAGATCCTCGGCGACGACACGAACCCGTACGACACGTACTACGCGAAGAAGACCAGCGGGCGCTGGTTCGAGTGGATCGGTCCCGACGTCGCCTACAAGTTCAACGCGACGACGATGCCGCACGCGGTCACGCTGACGGTCGACGACGTCGATCCGTTCGACGTGCAGGCCGCGTTCGACGACATCGCGTGGGCCGACATGACCGTCGGTGACGCGAAGTCCAACAAGCAGCCGTCGTTCGTTGGCCGACGCATCGCAGGCGGATTCTTCGCGCACGACCGATTGGGCTTCCTTGCGGAGAACGGCACGATCATGTCCGAGACCGGTGAGTACGCGAACTTCTGGCGCACCACGGTGACGGACGTTCTCGACACGGATCGCATCGACATCAAGGTGTCGTCCGACGGCTCGTCGTTCCTCAACTTCGCGCGACCGCTCGGGAAGT